TCCGTTCACCCTGAACGCTCATCCCACTGACTAAGGCGCTAACCCGTTGCTCCTGCGGACAGGCAACGTGCCATGAGCGTAGCGAAGCGAGCCATTGGTTACTTAATCTAGGCCCCTATGCATCCTGTTTAGTAATACTTTTAACGGGTATAGGGGTCGCCACACTATGGCAAGAGGACGTAGGAACCGTGCTGAGATGGCCTTACAGGGCTCTTTCAGCAACCTGACTGCACGGATACCCACTAACCTATGGGAGATGTTGAACGACTACGCACGCAGACACACAGCGAACAACCGATCCCTGGCTCTGGAGAGGATTCTCCGTGAGTGGCAGGCGTGGGACAACGATGTCAAAGAGGAAATCAAGGAAGCCAGGAGAGCCAAACTAGCTTCGGCCTATGATGAGAGGATGTTGCCAGCCTCGCCTGAACCCGTGCCATTTCCGGAGGATGATTGAATGACGATCTGTCGAGCAGTCATAACTGACATCCTTGAATCAATCGGACCTGTCCCTTTTATTTGTGATTCGAAGATGATTTTCTCTCTCGAGCGTAGAACTTGGTATTGCCCAGTGTGCGGTAATCAGGTACGCGTACCCAGGGAACAACAATCCCTGAACGAATACACACGATAGACCGGGGTCAATCAAATCCACTTGTTCCAGTAGTGCTTGGCAATCAAGGATGCGTTGCCAGGGATGTTGAAGTAGCCAGGCGTGGGGTCGTCTGCACCTTGTGCCCAATACTGGCCCTCTCCTGTGTAGAAGTCAAGGACATCAGATGTCGCTCCTTCGTAGACGATCTCTTTCTCTTCGGCAACGTGTACGATCGCCGTGCCAGTGACAGCCCCAATAGTATAGCCGGCCCCGACAGCAGCCACCACCGTCGCTCCCGAACCTATCGCCGCCGCTGTTCTAGTGGTTGCAGCTGCACGAGCCACGATTGCGGTATCAGCAGCAACAACCTTGGTGGCAGTCCATGCGATAGGTACAGCCCATCGAGCAGCCTTCCAAATGTACCCCCTTGTTCGAGGGTGGGCCACGAGCGCTCCTAGAATATATTTCCAATCATCGCCTTTGACCAATCGGTTCCAACCTAGCCCAATGGCAAAACTGACAACCATTCAATCCACCGTGCCTTGCACGACATAGGACCGTCGGAGGCGCTCGATGTATCGGAGATCTGTCTCTTCGGCAATCAGAGAAGGTATGACGACAGCGGTAGGTGGACTTCTAATCTCATTACCTAGTTCTGCTGCAGGTTCAACAGCCAGGGCGCTTGAGATGTGAAGCGCCCTCATCACATACAACTTCTGTCCTGCTGTAGCTGACCCGACTCCCCAACTCGAAGAACGGGTTTGATTCGGAAGGAAGGGAGTTGAATCCCCTGGTGCAGCAGGAGCGAATTGAAAAGACCTGGCATTTCCATAGTGAATATCCTCCAGTTCGTAAGGTGCACCGGTACGCACGGAGCCAACAACATCAGTTCCACCACTCAAGCCAGGTGCGATCCAGTTCCCTGAAGATGGGATCACGCCATCGAAGGTAGCATCGATGATGTACTCTTGAGAGATTATATCCCATACCTGAAGAACACCTATGGGATTCGTTGTTATGAAGTTCCAATCGCATCCTTCCTGGAACATCGGGTTGACGGTGAAGAGCGTAGCCTGGTCAACGACAATGCCGGAGAGATCGAAATACCCTCGCCATACCGCCCATAAGGTAGGATTGCCTAGTGAGTCCGTTCCGGTCACCAATGACCAGCCTGCGCCACTCACCGTGTAGCTAGTTGAGCCATCGAATTCGATGCCCACTGGTGGAATAAACTTTCTAAGCAATCGTTCTTTGACGGCATCTTCCTTTTTCGCCATTACTTCTTCCTCCTAGCTAGCCGATGTGCTTTCTTTGCCAATCCAGCAAAGGACGTCCGTGGATGCTTCTTCTTAAGTCGCTTGTACGCCTTCGCATACCGCTTGTTGTACGCGCTCGCCTTACGCTTGACCTTCTTCACACGCTTGGGAGTGATCACCGGAGTGATCGATGTCGATGATGAATGAGAACCGAGAGCCTCGCCGCAGTTCGGACAGAAGTTAGCCAGGCTAACCACCTCAATTGTCGCTCGCCGTGCTCTGGATCGCAATCGCCATCCAGTCCTTGGTCGATAGTTTGACTATGCGACACTTGATGCGGCACGTCACAAAGACCTCAGACGCTCCTATGGTAGCACTGTCGACGCCTGCAACAACATAAAGCGAATCATTCACCACGAGCCTTGATTCATCCAACTTCCCAAAGGAGTCGGGGTAAAAATCTGCGGCTCGTGTGGCGATGTTGTTAGCTTGGTCGATGTTGAGTCCACTCGATGCAATCAAGGAGTTATCATCCGCTCGAACAAACAATGTGCCGGGATTCAAATCCAATAATTGAGTTGTAAGTGCGCCGTTTGAAGTAATGAACGTATCTACGTTCGTTCCAAAGTCTCCACCACCTTGATGAATGAAATCAACTTGTTCAATCGCAATTGCCTGTTGGTCACCCACATCCACATACGCGCCCAAATCCAAAGTCCCTTGTACTCGTGTTCCAGGTACACTTGCAGCGGGAAGAGCCACTACTTCAGTTAGCCAAAACGAACCAGTCTTACTTCTTGCCATGCGCGTACGCGGGTGTCCACGGCTTATAATCTATAGATTCGGGCGGAAATGGGCCCTTGGGTCCATTCTGCGCCCTATCTTCTTGTCCGTTCACCCTGAACGCTCATCCCACTGACTAAGGCGCTAACCCGTTGCTCCTGCGGACAGGCAACGTGCCATGAGCGTAGCGAAGCGAGCCATTGGTTACTTAATCTAGGCCCCTAT